CAAGAGCATACTTTTTATAATTCTCGATGAGAGTGTCAACTCCCATGGTAGTAAGAACTGGAGCTGGCTTTACTAAGCAACAGCCTTGACCTTTACCGCAGATTTGCTGTAAGAAATCAGACTTCTTACAGCTAGGTACTCCACCCCTCCACTTATCAGAGAATACTTCTTTTAAGATCTCGTTATCGATTTGCTTTTCAGATTTATGATCCGCATCAGGGTATATCGCTTGACGACGCTGCATAGCAAGGTTCAAGATCATGGCAGTTTGATCTCGGTCCATGTTACGGTTCATCTTGCAATCTGCAGCAAGCGCAAGCAGAGCGGAGTTACTCATTCCAGGCGGAATATGTCCTTTCTCGATCAGGTAGAAGCAACGCTTAGCACCTTCCGGCACTACGATGTTTGCGGCTTCTTCCGAGGTAGCGCCGTTTTCAAACATCTTTACATTAGTTACTTGAGAGGTGACTTTAGATTTGTAACGCTCTTTTAAGAACTCAGCTTCTACTGGCTTAGCAATCTCATTGGCGTCAAATCTAGGCTTCTTAGCAAGCTCTCGGATCTTTTTTTCGTTAAAGTCTTTAGACTGAAGCTCTGAAAGCTTAAGCTGGATCTTGTAAAGACTAGAGATTTGGTGTCGGGTGTTTGCGATTCGAAAAATACGAGTAATGTTGTAAACCGATGTATCAAATACGGTAGGCGGCACACCAGCTTCTGACGCTATCTTTGAGCAAATGTTGAATACTTCGTGAGGAGTAAACTTATTAAGAGTTCGTAAGGTTACATGAAGACCCTTATTCCCACTAAAGTAAACCTCAACGCTATGCCGAAAGTCTTCTTTAATGTGAAAAAGGTAGTCCAAAAGCTTTTCCGCTGCTTCCAACGAAAGCTCTAAACTTTCTTTTGAATCTAAGTCCCAGTAAAGAGTATCAGTCCATACCTCACGGTCATAGCCAGAGATTGAACCATTATTCTTTTCTGCATGAGCAAGAGCGTCTTCTCCGTAAAAGAACGGAGAGCAGTACCAGTCGGCTTTTCTACCATCAGCATCAGCCTTGATGAGAGCTTCAACCTGATCTGGTGCTACAAGACGCCCTTTATCTCGGACAGTCTTCGTAACACGAACCAACATGTTGCTTATCCCTCATCATTAGCGATTGACAAGGTACCTAGTACATAGTCGATCTCTGCGGCCTTTTCACCTGTTTTAAATGTCAAAAGCAGAGTCTGTCCGTTGTAAAGCTCGATCTGATCTTGACCTTTTGGAAGGTAGATGTCAGCAATCATGTCGAAGTCAGAAATATTACCGAAATCTTTCAAAAAGCCTTGAAAGTCTTCTCCGGTCTTTTTAGTGGGAGTAACTGAGCCTACTGGAATATATGCTTGTCCAAGAACAAACTTCTCATCTTCAGATCTTTGCCCTAACTTGATACCAATAATTGCTTTATTCTCAAGCTTAATACCAAGAACACCAGGCATGTAAAGCTTAAGCTTGATCGACTCTTCGCAGCCTTTAAGCTGCGCGGCGTCTTTATCGGACATACCACGGGCTTGCTTAACATTGCCTATGTTGGTGAAAGCGTACTTCTTGGCGCCGCCATAAGTAACACCAGCACGGCGTTCGCTTCGTAACGAACGGCTTTCGCTACGCTCTTCTCGGGCCAAGTTTCGTTTTTCTCGTTTAAATCCTGCCATGACTTTCCTCCTAAGAAAGTTGTTTACTATATGATCCAAATCCACCAGCACGAATTATTCGCACTGCTAAATTCTTTACTTCCGGCGCATTGAACTGTTCTTTGGAAATCTCCATCAGCGCCCTGATCAAAAACTCCCCTGTGATGTTTCGGTTAGTCCCCACATCCCAGATCTGCACATCGTTACCAGCTCGTACTAGTTCAATTAAACGCCTAGAAGAAATATACTTGCTTTCTTCAACAAAGTAAAGCTTTCTATTTTTTGGATACCGCTTAATGTTGCAAATCACAATTAACCTCTTTTAAATCTGGAGCCGCGCTCGAACTTAGGCTTACCTTCTTCTTCAGACTCTTCTTCGTCTTCACGCTTAGAAGACTTAGGCGCAAAGCGAGAGCGAGGTTCTTCCTCTTCTCGCTCCTCGTCATATTCATCCTCATCACGAGACTTAGAAAAGCTTTTATTAGGATTATCTTCGTCACGAGAGCGGCTAAAGCGGTTAGGACGCTCTTCTTGTTCTTCCGCTTCGCCATCTCCTTCTACAGACTCAAAGCCAAGATGTACCAAGGCTCGTCGAATAGCTGCAGACTCGGCTCGTGAAGAGCCTTTACCTTGTTGCAGATCAGCATCGGCGATACCAGTTGCGCTAAGGCTTCCGGCTTTAACCGTTGCAGTTACGATAACAAAGTCACCGTTAGAAACGATGGCTGAAGTCTCGATGATTCCATCTGGATGCTTTTCTCGAAACTCTTTTAAGAGTTGAGCAACGCTTTTATAGCCTTCCGGCAAATCAAACTTTCGTCCCATTATTTGTACTCCTTCTTTTTCTCAATCGTAGTTAATTTTTCCAAAGGCTTTCCTTTAAAGCAATGATCATAAAACTCACACTTACGACCAAATGACATACAACTAGAAGGGTTCTTAAAACGAACCTTGTTTCTAATAGCGTCCGCAATGTGGGAGTAATCTTCAAGCTGAGCATCCATCTCTTCTTCGGAGATCTCTCTTGTGATAAGCTGAACCTCTGCGCTATAAGAAGTATTCTCGTATCTCCCTTCTCCACAAGAAACACAATTTTTAAGTTTAGAGTTCTCACGAAGGGCACCGCAATTCGTACAGGATTTTTCTGTTGCAAACTTCTTTACTAAAACAAGATAGCCGATGTCTGGAATCTCGTCAAGCTTGTGGGAAAGTGCTGCCGCGTAGGTCTTAAGCTGCTCTGATGTAAGCAGGGCGTGATAATCGTAGGGCGCTGCGGCAGTTTTACAGTCAAGAACTACGATTCGACCGTCTTCCATCTCAACGACATAGTCAACATACCCAATGATCTTATCTCCACCATCAGAGCCAATATCAATACGCATCTGAGTTGCTGGCTTACCATCAATTTCAACGATTCGTTTGATCTGACCCAAGGTCTTATCAAAAAAAGAGTTGAGCATGTACTTGCCTTTAACCTTCAAAGACATCCAGCCTACACGCTTGAAGAACTTATCTTCTTTATCATTAAGCTCTTCGCCATCCTTCAGCTTCTTGAAAAGTGATAGCATGGTCGGCTTATAGGTCATGTTGACATCATTAAAAATCTCAGCTACCCATTGATCAAGCCTTACACTTTCTTCTTCCAACAAGTCTAAATCAATGTCAGTGTTACTATACTGAATAGTCGGATTGTCGAAGATCTGTTTTTCTTTCTTATACTCATCTTTGGCCGTACTTCCTGCGTTCTCTGTTTTCCAGTTACGCTCAAAAGCTTCAAGCATCTTTTCTCGATCACGGCTTGTTAGAGCCTCAGTAATACCAGCTTCTATAGCAGAACCAAATACGAAGTAGCTAAAGTTACCTACAGCTTTCCAGTCCTTCTGTAGATAGAACTTCTCAGGGCAAGCCTTAAAGGTACTAACGCTAGAATAAGAGAGCCACACATTGTTATACTTGCCTTGTCCCATATTAACCACCCATCAGAGCATGCAAAGGATTAGCTTGGCCCTGGTTCTCATTGTCGATAACGATAGCACCGCCTGTGGTCAAAAGCAAGCCAGCGATTGATACAGCGTTCTCTAAAGCTGACTTCGTAACCTTTGCAGGGTCGATGATACCGGACTTCAAAAGATCCACGTACTCTTTCGTTCTAGCGTTGTAACCTTTACGACTAGGCATCCTAGCAAGTACCACATCAGCGTTCTCACCCACGTTGGTAATGATCTGCTTTATAGGGGCTTGTAATGCTTCCTTCATGATGCTGCTAGCAATAGAAGCATCGTTTAATGTTTGACTAATTTGGTATAGTGTGTAACCACCACCGGCTACGATGCCATCTTGAATGGCGACTCGTGCAGCACAAAGAGCATCTTCGATACGGTCTTTCTTCTCTAAGATCTCAAGCTCAGAGTTACCGCCTACTCGAATGATAGCAATACCTCCAGTAAGCTTACCAATGCGGATGCGGAGATTCTCTTGATCGTGCTCGTGGAGCTTGGTAGAGAGAAGCTTCTTAAGATCTTCAACTCGCTGGATGATACTTTCTTCACTACCTGCACCTTCAAAGATGACGGTCTCTTGGGCACCGATCTCGATCTTAGCGCAAGAGCCTAGGTGATCTTCTGTAACCTGCTTAAGATCTAAGATTCCTTTAGCTGCGACCTTAGCACCAAGCAGGGTAGCTAGATCTTCTAGCATCTCTGTTCGAGAGTTAGGGGAACCGTCGAATGGTGACTTGATGGCAGCGATAGGATAACCGCCTTGCATACGATTCTGAAGGATAAACTCTTTAATCTGATCTGAGTAATCGTGGGCGATGATCAAAAAAGGGACAACATTCGAAAGCTGTCTAGTTTGCGGATCAAGTCCATAAACCTTTTGAATCAAGCTTCCAAGAGCGTGAACATCATCGATGGTACCACTGTAAAGCAGAATCGCAGGGTCTTGCATGACGCACATGTCACGAGTCTTGTCTGTAACTAGGAGTGAGCCGTGAGGTCCGAACGATCTCCAGCCTTGCTTGTAAACTGCACCTTCAATTTTAATAAGGTCTGTGTAGCGAGAGCTACCTTCTTCAAGAGCGATGTGGCCGTCTTCTCCTACAGCCATGATAGCGTCATAGACGATCTTTGCGATCTCTTCTTCTCCGTTAGCGGAGATTCGGGCAACCTGAAGTATGCCCTCTTCGTCGATATCTTTTTTAATCTTATTGATATGGTCAACAATCTCAGACTTGATTCTATTAAGTTCTTCGTAAAGTTGAATGGAGTTCTTACCTTGCTCGATATGTTTGTATCCAGCTTTATAGATAGCCTCTGCGAGAACAACCGCAGTCGTAGTACCATCACCTGCTTGATTAACCGTGTTCTTAGCGACCTGAAGGATTGCTTTTGCAATCGTGTCTTTCGTTTGATCTTTAAATGTTGAGGCGTAGTCTGCAACCGTAACACCGTCTTTTGTGATCAAAGGTCCGATGGGAGTGCCGTCTGGGTTCTGGCCGGAACGCTGAAGTATGATGGGGTTTCCGCCAGGGCCTAAAGTAGCTTTAACCACAGCCGCGATATCAGTTATGGTTTCAAGAGCCTTTTGTTTTGTGGACTGAGAATTAAGAATCTTTTTGCTCATTACTTGCCGCCTTTGCTACTTCTTCTAGTTGAGCTTGCTGAGCCTGTTGTGCCATACGCTGAGCCATCACCTCGATAGCGAGATCCTGCCTAGCACCTTCAACAAGGGCAATCAAATCCTCAAGCATTCCAGGTCGAATCTGGGGGATTGCTTTCTTGGAGAGCTGATCGTACAGAAACTCCATGCATTTGGTGCGGATTGGGTCGTTTGACATTGTCTTCCTCCTACCTTTGTGCGATACTAAACTCATGATTCAGATCGTCATCTATAACTCTACCTGCAACATAACTGGTTTGTCAACGGCTATTTATCGTGAGCTTGAGTCATACCTTTCATATACCGATCAACAAGCTGACTATCAATTCCATAAAGTAATGAAGCAGCTTAAAAGAGTCAATGCTTTTTTATCTAATAAGAGTTTTAAATCTGACGAAAAGCAGCTACTTCAGCAGCGTGCCATTTTATCTAAGCAACTTAAAGAGTTAGACGCTCAACGAAAGATATCACTTTTAAGATCAAACGAGTTTCCATCAGGGCTATTGCCAAGGACCTTGGACTGGCTTATAGAGCGTAAGCTTGAGTATAAGCTTGTAGATAAACGAGTAGAGCCTAAGAAAAACTCAGTAAAGCTTCAAACGAAAGTACCTTTTCCCGATTTGAGACATTACCAAAAGACTGCGGTTAAAAAACTACTTGACGATGGTAGGGGAATTGTGGTATTGCCTTGCGGATGTGGCAAGACCGTTACCGCTGCGAAGATGCTTTGGTCTCTTGGCGTTAAGACTTTAATCATTACTCCAAGTAAGAACATCACAGACATGATGGAACAGGTCATGACTAAGTTTTTTGGAAGTGGTTCGGTTGAGGTTTTAAACACTAAAACGGTAAAGCTTAAGAAACCTATCAGTATTTGTAACATTCAATCCTTAGTTAAGATTGCACCATCAGTGTTTAAGGATGTTGACTGTGTGGTTATAGATGAGTTTCATCATTCGGCAGCAGAGACCTATCAAGAGGTAAACCTAAATCATCTTAAGAATGTCTTTTACCGTATTGGACTTACTGCTACCAACTTTAGAAATGATGGTGCCGATATGGCGCTTGAAGGTGTGTTAAGTGAGGTGCTCTATGAGTATCCAGTTCAAACGGCCATCGAAGAGGGGTATCTAACTAAGCCTAGGTTTGAGATCATCCCTATGCCTATGGAGCTTTCAGCTTCTAACTATCAGAAAGCCTATAAAGAAGGCATCGTACTAAACGAACAAAGAAACCACACCATAGCTGAGATCGCAAGCGAGCACAAGAGTCAAAAGATGCTTATCTTGGTTCAGCATAAAGAGCACGGCGAAAAGCTAAAAGAGCTTATACAGTGGGCAGAATTTATCCACGGTGAAGAAAAGGACGATGTTAGGCAGAAGATGCTTAAGGACTTTGAGACCGTAAAACTCAACTGCTTGATTGGCACCTCCGTCATAGGTGAAGGCGTTGACCTTCCCAGCGCTGAAGTTCTTATAATGGCCGGCGGCGGTAAAGCAAGATCACAGATCATTCAAAACATCGGTCGAGTTCTTAGAATAAAGCCTGGTAAGAAAGAAGCCCTAATCTACGACTTCGACGATCAAGATGACGGCTACCTACAAGACCACTCCGAAGCAAGACAAGAAATCTATAAAGAGTATGATGTAAAATAGTACCAGTGGAGGTCCTCATGAAGGCTCTTATACGCTGGCTTATCTTCCTATTAGTTGGTCTACCCTTTCAACTAGTTGTGTACGCTTTATACCCCTTGGCTTGGTTGTATTGGCGACTGTTCGTGTTTAAAGTAGTTGACAAAACTAGTCCAGTACACTGGGAGCCAGATTTTGAGGTTGGTAGGGCGACGAAGCTTGATGGTGCGCTGCTTGATAACGATGATAATCATGGAGCTTTAACTCAGTATGGGTTTATTGGTAAGCGGGGGATGGAGTTGCTGCTTGATGAGGAGGGTAACTTCTTAAGGGCAGTTGATGCTGATGGTAAACGGAATACGATCAGGGTGTCTGGGGATTGCGTTGGGTGCTGGGCGTTTGCTTATGTGCAGATGCCAGAAGATGAGAAGCCTAAAGAAGCTGCGGTGAAGGCTGCTTGGAATTACTTGAAGTACTTGGGTACTAGGTCTTGGGACGAGCAGAACAATGGCGATGTGTCGAATAGGTGTAATAACTTCGGTATCAACTGGTGTCCTGACTCAGACGCCTGGGGTATCGGCCAACCTGCTGCAGGGCCTCAGTTCTATACGACTAGCTCACTACTAGCTGTAGCGTACAAGCAAAGCTTTGCCATAAAGGTAGTGTTCTGGATACACTGGTTACTGATGGGCGGTTGGTACTGGGCTTGGTGGCCAGCTATCTATCCTAAAGACGGTTTGTGGTATATCAGAGACATCACGATGAAGATGCTGTGGGTTCACAGAGAGGTTTTCGGAAATCGATGGTGGATTCGTATACCGATGAAACGCATCAACGAAAGCATTCCGGTAAGAAACGATCTGTTCGAAGCCATATTAGGCAACGAACCAGGCCCCCTGCCAGAAGTTATACACGCATTTTTTAGTCAGGAAAAAAAAGCTTCGTCAGATAAACAAAGTTTTCAGAATAACCTTAGAGCAAGCGCCCACATCAAGAAAGCGATCTGGGCGATCTACCAGAAAGCCAAGCGTTAAGATTTGCTAGGTCTTTTGGAACACCTGTCTCCGCTTAACGGCAACATTTACCAGTTTAAAATTTATTTAAAAATGGAGATAGTATTATTTCTTTTGGAAATTGGAAGTCATTTATATTTTTACTAAAATTACCCGCTGAGATTCTAGCTGTAGTGGAGTTAAACGGTACACAAAATACTCTGCCATCGGGGAG